TATGCCTCTCTATTTTCAATTTAAGGAGGAAAATAAATGTCAATAAAGGTTGTAACACCATTTAATGATAAAGAAACAGATCATGTTTATCGTGTAGGAGATGAATACCCAGCAAAGGGATTTGAAGCTTCATCTGAACGTATCGAGTTTTTATCTAAGCCACACCCAGAAACCAAGAAGGTTTATTTGTTTGTAGAAGAAGATCAATCTAAGAAGGATTTAAAATCAGATGTCGACAATGAAGGGGAGTTTCCTCAATCAACTGGCGGTGGTTGGTACCTACTATCCAATGGAGAGAAAATTCAAGGTAAAGAAGAAGCTCTAGCAGCCGAAAAAGCGTTGAAAAGCGGTGAATAATCATGACAGTAACTCTTGATGAACAATTACTACAAGAGCTAAAAGATAATTTACAAATAACTTGGAACGATGTAAACACCGATAATACTCTTTCTCGTTATATTAAAAGTAGTAGAACCTATTTTAATGAACTTTGCGAAACTGAGTTTTCCTTTGATGAAGGTTCTACGGTACGTGAATTAATGTTAGAACGCTGCAGATACGTATGGAATAATGCTCTTGATGAATTTGAGATTAATTATGCTAAGCGTTTACGAAGTTTAATTTTAAATGTAGCTGTTGAACAACATGAGGCTGCCATCGGAACAGGTGATTCAACTGGTTAATAAGGCATTACGCGAAACTTTTAACGATGGAATACTTATATATGGTCAGAACAAAACAAAGCTATCTAATACGAAAAAGCAAATCGGAAAGGAATTTACACAAGAAGGAACATTAGCTTTTTCTGAATTGTCGGCACGTGAACAAGATTATTCTTTTGTAGATGCCATGAGTAGAACGTTAGATTTAAAACTTAAAACAATGTACCCACCTGTTTTAAAAGGTAAATTATCAAATGATTATACAGTCCGTATCGATAATGTTGAATACAACACAGTAAAAATTGATAGAGATCCAAATAATCCCTACTTATATTGGTATTTACAGAGAGTTGGTGTAGTAAATGAATGATAAAACCAAAGCGTATATGATGAAAGTAAAAAAAGAGCTGGTAGAAGCTTTGGAAAAAACGTTCCCTAATCTACCGATATACGAAGATGAAGTACCTGATGATGAGACTCAAAAATATGATCACAACCCTTATCATTTATTAGTGTATTCGATGGGTGATTTTACAAAAGGTGAAAACACTAGTAATTCGTTAACTCAATCCATCACAATCATTTATTACTCAGAAAACAGAGACGACTTTGACGAAACAATTATCGATATACTTGGTGTTGCAGTAAATGTCAAAAGCATTACATTTAGTGATTGTACTAAAGCTAGAGCAAGACATGCTGATACAAATCGCTTTGTAGACATAGCAAATATCGAGTTGAATAGGGTGGTTAAACTTGAGTATCAAATATGAATTTGATTATCGAGAGTTTAAAGAAATAGCTGAGAAAATGAAAAATTTCGGGCGCAGTATGGAAAGAGAAATTAACACCATTTTAAAGAAAGATGGTGAAGAAATACTCGCACCTGAAATTACACAATTAATAAAGACATCAGATAAGGAAAAAGGTGTACATGCTAATCGAACAAAATGGTATAAGGCTGAGTTTGGAAATCTAGAAATTACTATAAAAGCAAAAGGGGGAGCAGCAAATAAACCTGGTTCATTTGGCTATTTAGTCTTCCCGGATGAAGGACGTGGCCCAAGTAACCATGTTGCTCAAAAATTCTTTGAACGTGGTGTTAATAAGGGGTTACCTAAATTAACAGACATTACTCAAAATAAATTAATAGATAAGTTGGAGGAGGTACTTTAATGCCTGTTACAGTTTTTGATACAACGGACATTTCACATGCCGGCATTCGTTTCAAACAATCCGGCGGAACATATGGAGAAGGAACAGATTTTGGATTGGTTGGAACTATGGAAGGAGAGGGAGAAGTTCAATCAGTTCAAAAAATGCAAGGAGCAAGAATTATTAAGCAAAAATCAAAAACAACTAAAATCGCGGTTACTGTATCTGGACATATTCCTGTTCAAGTAGCACGTGATTATTTTGGAATGACTAATGAAAAATTAAAAGCGGGAGTCTATTCAGCGGGTATAAATACTCTTGGCAAGGATTTTATATTTACGGTAACTGCTGTTGATGATTTTGAAGGAAACAAGAAATTAATGGCATTTCCAAATTGTTCAAATAGCGGAGGTTTTAAAATCACCCCTTTAGAAGCGGCGGTAGAAGAAGTGGCCATGTTGGAATTAACATTTGATTCACTTCCAGATTCAGCAGATCAATTTTACTATGAAGCTATCGTAGCAGATACAACGGACCCAACATTAGTAGAACAGTGGCATACAAACTTTAGTCGTGAACTAGTCGAATTAGTAGAAACAGTTTAAAAATTAAAAGCTCACTTTTAGTGGGCTTTTTTAATTAGAAGGAAAAGGGAGATGTCTATATGATTGGAAAACGAAAATTACCTGTTGTGGAATTATTCGATGTTGAAGTTAAGGAAGAAAACGGTGAATTTTTCGAGGAGAAAACAAATAAAGAACGATTTCCTCTATTTTTTAACAACCACTCATTAAAAGTAGGTCGAGAGTATGGAATCCTTGAAAAAGCGCTTGAAAGTGAGTTGTTAGAAATGATTTCCGCAATGGGAATAGAAGCAGCAACCAAAGGTGAACTTTCTGCAACTGAAGTAGTTTTAGTCAAAGATAAATTAGATAAAGAGCACATGAAAAATATTATTTACTTAGGTTATGTTGGCCCAAGAAATGATTATTACGATCTAGAAACTTTTAAGAATAAATACAATGCTGATTTTGAAGAAGTTCTAGATACTTATTTAAATTTATTAATGTACAACTTTTCCAAGGATACTAATAACAATTTCAAAAAGGCACTTGAACAAGCAACTGAAAAACAAAAGGGAAAAAAGTAGTTTCTCCAAAACTCACATTTGAGTGTTTGGAGGATTTTTTTGTTTGGTGCACAGTTGCGCTTGAAATTAAAGAAGAAGTATTTTGGAAAGCACCATTCCCAAATTTAAATCGAATTATTGAAAATACAATCGCAGTTAAAGGATGGATGAATCACCCTAAAACGATATAAAGGCGGTGAGAATAATGGCAAAAAGCCCAGAAGCTAAAATAACTGTCAAAATGTTTAACGATGACTTCAAAAAAAGTTCTAAAGAGCTACAAGCTGAAACATCTAAGTTAAACCGTGATTTTAAATTACAGCAAGAACAAATGAAACTAACTTCTTCTGAAAGTGAAAAACTAGAGGCAAAGTTGCAGTATCTAACCCAAAAGCAAGATATTGCAAGGCGTTCAGTGGAGCAAGCTGAAACTGCATACGAACAAGCGAAACAACTATTTGGGGAAAATTCCGATGCAGCTCAACAAATGGCCAAAAATCTAACGAATGCCCAAATAGAAGAGCAAAAACTTGTTAATCAAATCACCCAAACAAATCAAAGTTTAGAAAAACAAAAACTTAGTACTCTTGATTTAAAAACTGAAGTTTCTAAGTTGGATTCAGCCTTTCAATTACAACAAGAACAAATGAAACTAACTGCTTCCGAAACGGAACAATTAGAATCTAGCATACAGTATCTAACCCAAAAGCAAGATTTAATGAAACGTTCGATTGAACAAACGGAATCAGCTTATCGCCAAGCTAGCGAATCATTTGGAGAAAATTCAAAAGTTGCTCAAGATCTTGCTCAAAAGTTAGCGAGTGTTAGAGTTGATGAACAAAAACTTGCCAACGAAATTGCAAAAACAAATCAGAAGCTCGCCGAACAAAGAGGAGATGCAGATAAAACTGCTTCAAAACTTGATGGATTAAAGCGAAGTTTAAGACAACTAAAGGATGCTTCAAAAGATGCTGCAAAAGAATTAGGTTCAGGTTTAGCAGCAGGAAGTGCAGCTATAACTGCAGGTGTTGCTGGACTTACAACGGGAATGGCTGATACTAATAAGGACTTATCTATGTTGGAAGTTCAAATAGGTAAGGTTGGACTAGTCCTAGATGATATTTCTGGAGCCCGTGTTGCCTTTGATTCTGTAGGTCAAGAAACTGATCAAGTAACTGAAGCAATGGGGAACCTAATACAAGCGGGATATAAAACAGAAGAGCAAATAACCGGAATATCTAAGGCAATTTCAGGAGCAATTGTAAGCTACGGGGATACTTTTACGGCTGAGGGATTGGCAGAAAGTATTACAACAACTACTCAACTCGGGGAGGCTACTGGACAACTAACCGATTTACTCGAGAAAAGCGGTGAACCTGTAGACGATTTTAATAAAAAAATGCAATCTTTTTCAACTACTGAGGAACGAGCAAATTATATTTCTCAATTGTTAGCAGATCAAGGATTAACTGCAAGTTATGAAAAATACTCAGATAACAATCGGGCAATAGCTGAAGCATCAGCAGCTCAGATTGCTTTTACAGATGAACTGAATAAATTATCCGAAACGCTTACACCGTTAGTAACAAAAGTAACTGAAATTATAACAAAAATTGTAGAATGGGCGAATGAAAATCCAGAACTAGTAACTACTATAACAATTGTTGCAGGTGTGATAACTACACTCGTAGCGGTATGTATGGCATTAGCCCCTATATTTGTTACTTTAAGTGGGGTTGCCGCTGCACTCGGTGTAACTATCGGTACAGTGGCAGCTCCTGTACTTATTGTAATTGGCGTCATAACAGCCTTAATAGCGATTGGTGTTTTGCTTTACCAAAATTGGGATACCATCGTAGAAAAGGCGGGTCAATTAAAAGATTGGCTTCTAGAAAAATGGGAACAAATAAAGACTACAGTTACAAATAAAATTAAAGAACTAATAATAGCGGGAATGTTAAAATTTACAGAATTTTACACATCCACACGAGATAAATTTATTTCAATAAAAAATGCTATTACAACTTATATAACGGAAGCAAAGGAAAAAGCGTTGAATAAAGTTGTTGAATTGAAGGATGGATTTGTAAATAAGGCAACAGATATAGTGAATAAAGCACGAGATAAATTTAATGAAGTCAAGAAGTTTATTACTGATCCGATAGAGAAAGCAAAAGATACGGTATCGGGTATTGTAGACGACATTAAGGGATTTTTTGATGGACTAAAATTGAAAATTCCTGATATTGATTTACCTAGTCTACCTAAATTTACTTTAGAAACTTCATCAAAAACAATTATGGGTAAGAAAATAACTTATCCGACTGGGTTCGACATTAAATGGAATGCCCTAGGTGCTGTCTTTACAAAGCCTACTATCGCAGGTATTAACAATGGAGTCTTACAAGGTTTTGGAGAAGCTGGACCAGAAGCAGCATTACCACTAACCGAAAAAGTTTTAGGAGCTATAGGAAAAGGCATTGCCTCAACAATGAATATGGGTCCACAAGTTATTCAGTTAGTAACTGCCGATAGCCGTGTACTGGCAGAATGGATTGCTGATGATGTTACAGAAATCCAATCGTTCAAAGAAAATAGGGCTCTCTCATTTAGAAAGTAGGTGAAAAAATTGCAAGGTTTATATTCTTTTAGTTTCGGCGGAATTAAAAAAGATTGGATTTATCTAGAGGACGATAGTACTGAACGTTCAGCATGGGCTCCCATTTCAAGAAATTTACTAACTATTCCAGGTAAACCCGGAGCTTATCTGCAAAGTACCACCACGAATGTGAGACCAATTAGACAAAAAATTTTCTACGATGGTGAATCACGTGAGGATTTACGTAAACTTGAAGAGGAATTGGCCGAATGGTTAATTACAGAAGAACCTCAAGAATTGATATTTGATGATGAGCCAGATCGTGTTTATTATGCCCTTGTGGATGGTAGTTTTGATATTTCGGAATTTCTTGAAATAGGAGAAGGTACTATTTCTTTTATCTGTCCGGACCCTTATAAATATAGCGATGAAAGAATAATTAACTTTCCATCCGATAGCGTTTCGTTTAGAAGTGAAGGTACAGCAGAAGCTGATCCAATATTTGAATTAGAAGTTTTACGACCAGTAACATTTGCTATGGTTCAAAATCAGGATAATGAATATATGTTAGTTGGCAAACCTGCTGATGTGAATACTCAAATAGTAGACACAAAAACCCTGTTAATCGAAGAAACTGGAACAACTATTAACGAGTGGACTACCGCTACAAGTGATATGGAAGGTGGCTCCCAAGGTACAATTGGCTATGATGGTGCGGGTATAACTGCTCCATCATATGGAACAGGTACAGGGTTTCATGGCCCATCTGTCTACAAAGAGGTGCCTTTAACCGGTGATTTCGAAATTGAATTACGTGGTCAATTATATACGGATAATGTAAACCAAACTGGAAGGTTTGGTTTTTATTTATTTGATGATGAAATGAGAGAAATTGCAATAATGACTGCAGTTGATAATTCGATTTATGTTGAGAGGAAACTGGCTGAAGGTCGAATTGGACCGTTTATTGGCGATTTCAAAAACTACCTAATTAGTTCCCGTAATTATCAAAAAGAATGGGATAACTTTCCGGCTTATATGCGTTTACAACGTATCGGAGACAAATACACATTTTATGTAGCCCGTGTCCAAGGTGATGGGAAACATATGGATCCATTAACTGCTAGCTGGACTGTAACAGAGGATAAATTCAGAGGGAAATTAAAATATGTCGGTATTTTCATAGACAAATATGGAACTACGGCTTCACCGCATACGAATCGTATTGATTATATAAAAGCCTACGCTCTTACTGAACAAACAACCGAACAAATACCGTTTATTGCCTATACGGGGGATGTTATTACATTCGATCATACTACTTGTGACATTTTAATTAATGGGGAAAGTCGCATGGATTTAAAAGATTTTGGCGCCAATTTCTTTAAATTGAAGAAGGGCATAAATGAATTATATGTATTACCTGATATGTCATTAAGAACAAAGGTTAGATATAAGGGGAGATATAAATGATTCACATAACAGATGGAGAAACAGGCAAAATTCTCTCTTTTATTCCTTTGGGAGATTTTTGGAATGATATACACTCAAAATCCTTAAAAGATAATCAAGAAACCTATGATTTTACAACATTTGCCGATAAGAAATACTCTGAATTTTTAACAGATCGAAATCGAATTGTTATTCCAGATGAAGATAACAATTTCATTGAATTAATTATAGAAAACTCGCGTGAATATCGTTCGAATAATGCTCTATATACACAAGTTTATACTACAGCTTCCTACCTTCAATTAAAAAAGGCAAAGGTAATAGAACCGCAAACATTTAAAGATCAAACAGTTTCTACTATAATGGCTCATACTTTAGCGGGTACTGAATTCCAGGCGGGTATTTTAGAGGGCGTTGGTACTAAAACATTTGTTGTGGAGGACTATACCAATCCTTATGCATTTATAAATACAATAGCCAATGAATTCAGCTTAGAAAAAAGATTTCGTATTGTTGTTAATAACAATAAAGTGGTAGCCAGATATGTGGATTTGTTAAAACGTGAAGGTGAATGGAGAGGACGGGAAGTAGAGTTCGGGAAAGATTTAATAGGTATTGATCGTAAAGAAGATAATTCAAATATTGTTACTGCTCTGTTAGGTATTGGACCGGAAAAAGAAGATGGTACAAGGCTAACGGTACTTGTCACAGATGATGAAGCACTTCAAAGATGGGGAAGACCTGACCCTGATACAGGCAAACTTATGCATCTCATTGAACCTTATGAACCAACTTCTTCAAACAGTGATATGACATTAGAGGAATTAACTCAATACACTCGTACAGAGTTAAATAAACGAATTAATACAATTGTAGAGTACAGTGGTGAAGTTGCTGATCTCGAACATATACCTGGTCTTGAAAATAAAAAGATTCGTTTTGGTGACACAATAAAAATTAAAGATACAAAATTTAACCCTCCTCTATATCTTGAAGCACGTGTTCATACTATGAATCGTTCTCTAAGTGACAAATCTCAAAAGAAGGTCACGTTAGGAGACTACATCGAATTTACAGAAGAAGATGTTAAGGCGATAGTGAAATCGTTACAATCCGAAATTAACAAGAAATTAACTTACATTTGGATACGATATTCCCAATACCCTGATGGCAGTAACATGTCAGAGGACCCTATAAATGCGCTTTATATGGGCGTTGCCGTTACAAAGACTAATGTAGCACCAGTAAATCCTGAAGACTATACTTGGACTTTAATTAAAGGGGAACAGGGTGAGCAAGGAGATCCTGGACCACAAGGAGAAAAGGGGGACCCGGGTCCACAAGGAATACCAGGTCCAAAAGGGGAAGACGGTCAAACGCTTTATACATGGGTAAGATACGCTGATACACCAACAACTGGAATATCACAATATCCCGATGGTAAAAAATATATCGGTTTTGCTTATAACAAGCCAACGCCTACAGAATCGAATATTTATAGCGATTACACTTGGGCTAAAATCGTTGGCGACCAAGGTGTACCAGGACCACCAGGAGAGGATGGTACCCCGACTTACACATGGTTAAAATATGCCGATGATAATAAAGGTAGTGGCATGTCCGATTCACCGGACGGAAAAAGATATTTAGGACTAGCCTATAACAAGACTACAGCAACTGAAAGCACGAACCCGGCTGATTATAATTGGTCACCTTTGTACGATAACGTACAGGTTGGCGGTAAAAATATGCTTGTCAGAACGGACTTTAAAGATGGTACGGGTTGGGCGCCGTGGTCTAATCGGGGTACTATTTCTACATCAGTTATAAATGGTTTTCCTAACGCTTTATTATTATCAACTAAGGACTTCGCTATCAATCAAGGGGACGCCGTAGGGTTTTATCAATCGAATCCAACACTTTACGGGTTTAACGTTAAAGGTGGTCAAGATTATACAGCGAGTTATTATATTCGTTGTAGCGGCTTTGCTAGTATGAATTATTGCTATTTAATTTATAACGATGGTCAAGGTAACCAAAAATTGCCCGACGTACAGTTTGCAGATTGCCCGATAGTAAAAATGGATGGTTATGATTACTATAAAGTAACGCACCATTTCAAGCCGAATAGAGACGGTACCGCAGTTCGTTTCCTAATTGGTGGGCGTTCTAACACTGCATATGGTACGGATACAACCGTTCCTTACATGTATGTTACTCAACTTCAAATGGAAGAAGGAAACATAGAGACTCCATGGGATATTTCCCCTAAAGATGTAGGAAGAAACATAGCACAAGCTGAACAAAACGCAAAAGATGCTTCTGTTGGACTAGGTAACTTATATAACGGTTTTAAAGTAACAAAAGAAGAAGGTATGGAAATAATGCTTTCCAATGGTTTGGTAAGAACCATTGCAAACGCAACAGGCGGTTTTAAGATTCAAAGAAGAGCAACTACTTCTTCACCATGGGTAGACATGTTTTACGCAGATACAAACGGCAAGTTATATGCTTTTAATATGGTAGCAGAAGGAGAAGTCCGAGGGGTAACAGGTACTTTCGGAGAGGTTAGTGTAAAAGATGGTGACTTTATTCTTCAAGATAATAATAGTAATTTAGGTTATTCCATCGCTTCTAAAACTAACCATGTTCAAGATCATTCCTTTGAGTTAGTGGAACAACATGATGCACTTCCCAATAGTGATGATTTAAAGTACAGCTGGGACGATATGTATTTCGGCTTTTATCCAAATACACCTTGGTACATTACAAGAGGTACTCCTAAATTGGCTGTTAGTTTTGGACCGAGTGGGAAAGGATCTATGCCGATTTTCGGCTCTAAAGGGGTTTGTGTACGCTCTACGGATGCCATGGCACAACAAATACACACCCTATCTCCTTCTACAGTATATGCGCTATCTTTTTACGCAAAAAGGCAATGGAATGTATCTGCCGGGGCTATACCGAAAGTGGATATTTATCATGTAGATGCAGCAGGTACAAGATTATCGTTAGTTGCTAGTAAAACGTTCACTGCTGTTGCAAGTGATTATTCGGTGGAACGATATGCTCTTACATTTACAACTCCAGTGTTTGCTGATAATACAGAAGGAATTGAAATTGTACTTAGTGGAGCAAATGCAAACTGGGCGCAGATAGATGGAGTTCAATTAATCGAAAACGATAAACCAGGTCTATACGACGAAGAAGCCAACGTGTGGAAAGTAGCGAATGGTCAATACGATGTTCTCAATAAACAAAGGGTGTTGTGGAATGGGGTGGCCTTTATGAATGCTTCAACGGTCATCACACCCGATGTACCATTACAAAAATGTCCGAACGGTTGGATATTAGTGTGGAGCGCTTATTCATCAGGTGCAGCAAACAACTGGAATTACGTTTATACCTATATTCCAAAGCGTAGATTAGGAAATCATACATTATGTACAGTTCCGGTTGATGAAGCAGATAGTAATGCATTTACGATTAAAGCATTAAGTATTACACATAACACAATTACTGGTGTAGCAAATAACCAAAGTGGAATTAATGCACAACAAGCAGTATTAAGACAAGTATTAATGTATTAGGTGGTGGAGATATGAAACTATATTTGCTTGTAAATTCCCAAGATAATAGAGTACTAGGTTGCAGTACTACTAGCCCATTCATTCAAAACAATGTTGAAATTGAAGTTGAGGATGGTCATGATGTATTAGATCATCCTTTAAATTATGTTTTTGTCGATGGAGAAATAATTTTAGATGAAGTATATCGACAACAACAAATTGAAGCCGAAGAATTGTTAAAAAACAAGCCAAAACCGGAACGGGAAATAGCAGATATGTGGTATGCCATTATGACGGGAAGTGTTAAGAATGCTTGATTTTAATAAGATTAGATATTTTTATATTGCTAAGCTATGGACGAAAGAACAAGTTGGTGATGCAGTAACAGCTGGTGTTATTACTGCTGAACAGTATGAACAAATCGTAAAGGAACCTTATACAGAAAGTATTTAACAAGCCTTCCACAGATTGTGGAGGGTTTTTATTATGAATTTGGTAGGTGGACAATGGAAGAAAACCAAAATTTAATGTTGAACATTTATGAACGACTTGGTGGTATTGATGCAAAATTAGATAGCATTAATCAAGTCCGAGACACAGCACATCGAGCGGAAGAAAAAGCAGATAACGCACAAGATACTGCAGATAAAGCATTAGAAAGTACAAAAAGTGCACATCATCGACTTAATAAGATTGACAAAGTTATTTGGTGGGTTTCCACTACCATTATCGGTGCTGTAATACTAGCTTTAATTGGCTTAGTTATCAAATTAAATTAGGAGGAAAGTAAAATGACGTCAGACAAATTAAAACAATATATCGCTTTATTCGGAGGGTTGCTTTCAGCAATCCTTTTATTTTTGCAATCACTGGGTATCAATTTTAGTTGGTTTACTGATGACACAATCAATGCATTTGTTGAAGTTTTATTGAATGCCGTTCCATTTGTTCTAGTGATTTATGGTGTGTACAAAAACACTTACATCGTTACTAAGAAAGCGAAAGAACAAGAAAAAGCGCTAAAAGAAGAGGGGTTGAAATAAAATGCCTTTTAAAATCGCATTAGATGATGGGCACGGAATGGAGACAGCGGGCAAACGTACACCTAAATTTAATGATGGGACTTTTATGCATGAGAATGAATTTAACAGGGCTGTCGTGAATTACTTAAATACTGAATTAAAACGGTGTGGATTTATCACACTTCTAACAGCTCCAACAGATGAAGATATTCCACTTGCGACACGCGTATCTATAGCTAACAAGAATAAAGTGGATGCTTTTGTTTCTGTTCACGCTAATGCATTTACAGGTTCCTGGAATGAAGCGAATGGGGTAGAAGTTTTTGTTGGTAAAAGTGAACTAGCGAAAAAGTTAGGTAAAGCTGTCCATAAGTTTTTGTTACAAGGTACAAAACAAACGGATCGTGGTGTTAAAGACGGGACACATTTGTATGTAATACGTAAAACTGATGCGCCAGCTATCTTAACAGAATGTGCGTTTATGGATAATAAAGTTGAAGCAGAATTATTGCGTACAGATTCATTTAGAAAAGAATGTGCAATTGAAATTGCTAAAGGAATATGTGAAGCGTTTAAAGTGAAGTATGTAGAAGAAAAGGTGCAAGTTGCAAAAGCGACTGTAAATCGCAAACGTCATAACGTCCGTGTTTACTGGTTCCCATCCGAAACGAATTCAGGATTGGTAGCTTTGAAAAAGTATTTAGATGGCAAGAAATTAGACTACAAAGTCACGTGTACAAATGGAAAGTATATGCTTGAATCCTATTGGTACCCACAAGATTCAAAAGGTAAGTATGAATTAGAACAATGGCTATTGAAAAAAGGATTTAATTACGATATTCAGTTAGAAAAATAAAAAACAAAGACCAGGTATTCATTTAATTGTGAGCCTGGTCTTTTTTGTTTTCTATCACCTAATAGTCTATTAAGGACACATTTCTCAGATATAAGCATATGATATTACGAAGTATTTAGGAAAGGGCTGAATAGATGTATTATTATCCGTATGGTTATCCATACCATAACATGTACTACGGTAATCCTAGAATAGATAATTTTGGTGGAGAAATGCATTACTATCCCTATAACAATGACATAATGGGAAGAAATCGTTTAAATTATAATCACCTTTTTAGTAATAGAATAGCTTTAAAAGACTATGGTGCAAATCCTTTTGTTATTAATATTAATGAAGCATCAGAGCAAAATAATAATTATCGTACTGTTTTATGGACGGGGGACCATTTACAGGTTGCATTAATGAGCTTGAATCCAGGAGAAGATATTGGACTAGAAATACATCCCGATGTTGACCAATTTTTACGTATTGAACAGGGGCAAGGAATTGTCCAAATGGGCAAGAGTAAAGATAATTTATCATTTAAAAGAAATGTATACGAAGATTCAGCTATAATGGTACCTGCAAGAACTTGGCATAACTTAACAAATATAGGTAATACCCCACTGAAACTTTATACAATATATGCTCCACCTAATCATCCATTCGGTACTGTGCATACCACAAAAGCAGAAGCAATTGAAACTGAACATTAAAAATGGTAAATCAAAATTAAAACCGCCTTTCCATTGTTGAACTGACCCAAAAAAGTTAGACATATTTTGTTAGGCGGCTTCCAAGACCTTTGTTCGGTATTCTACCGGGCTTAGGTCTTTTAATTTTGCCTTCATTCGTTTGTAATTATAGTACTCA